CACTAAATTATATAGTACCAGAACGTAAAGCAAAATATACTCCAGATTTTGTTTTTATTAAAAGAACCGGTGGAACGATGTACATAGAAACTAAAGGTAGATGGACAAGTGCAGATCGTTTGAAAATGAAACATGTATTAGCATCTAATCCAAATTTGGATATTCGAATGGTATTTCAAAACCCTACACAAAAAATATCTAAAGCATCAAAAACTACATATGAAGCATATGCTCTTAAGTTAGGCATTAAACATGTAGCAAAAAAGTCTATTCCAACTGAATGGCTTGAAGAATGTTTGCGAAACGGAGAAGAACCGGTTACGATTAAAAGTTTTTTTACATAACGGTTTGATTTGTGAAAATAAATTAATACATTCATAAAGTAATTAAGTTATTTAATTTAATGATTAATTCAGTATTGAATTGATCGTTAGACCAGTAATGAAATGTATGTGTCTAACCAATATTAAATATATTATATATTAATTGGAATAGTACAGTTAATTACTTATATTATTAGTAATGAAGAATCTGAAACTATTACAATTATTAGAATCGGTGTTAGGTAAAGGTAAACCTACGTCTGGTAATAATATTGCATTCTTTTCTCCTTTCGTTTCACATTATAAGCCAAAATTAGAAATTGATATCAATACTAATTCCAACGGCGAAAATGCTTGGCATTGCTGGATATCCGATAAAAAAGGTCGTAGCATTGCTACTTTGTTTAAACAATTAAATTTACCAAAAGAAAAGTTTGAACAACTTTCAAAGATAATTGAATCAACCCGATATCGTACACCGTTAGCTACGGAAACAAAACAAGAAACATTACAACTGCCAGAAGAATATCGACCCTTATGGATTCAAAAATCAACACCTGATTATCGTAATGCAATTCATTATTTAAAAAATCGAGGCATAACTATTTTTGATATTATCAAATACCGAATTGGGTATTGTGAATCTGGACAATATTCTGGTAAGGTAATTATTCCTAGTTACGATTGTAATGGTCAATTAAATTATTTCGTATCACGAGCATTTTATAAATCAGACAAACAAAAACATAAGAATCCTAAGATATCCAAAGATATTATCGGATTTGATATGTTTATTAATTGGTCACAACCAATTATATTGTGCGAAGGTGCATTTGATGCAATTTCAGTTAAACGCAATGCAATACCACTATTTGGCAAAGTTATACAACCTGCTCTACAAAAGAAAATTATAGAACAACGAGTACGAGACATTTATATTTGTTTGGATGCTGATGCAATGAAGAATGCAGTTTCAATATGTGAAAGATTTATGGCTGAAGGATTAAATGTACATTTCATTGAGTTAAAAGATGAAGATGCATCTGAACTAGGATTTCAAAAAATTAACAATATTATAGAAAATACCGATGTATTAACATTTGAACGGTTAATGCAACTTAAAATGGATATGTTATGGATATAAAACATATAGATACGCATATTGAACAAATTGATAAGATATTTCATGTTAGTGATATTCATATACGTACATTGAAGCGACATCGAGAATATCGAGAAGTATTTAAAAATCTACAAGACACGATTGCCCGAATGAGTACCGGCAATAGTATTGCAGTAATCACCGGTGATATTGTGCATAGCAAACTAGATATGTCTCCGGAACTAGTACAAATGCTTGTAGATTTCTTTCATGGGTTTGATATTCCTACGGTTGTGATATTAGGTAATCATGATATGAATCTAAACAACATGCATCGAGTTGATGCAGTTAGTCCGATATTAGATGTTATTCGTAATCCTAACATAATTTTTATACGTGAAAATGGATTATTTGAAATAGGTGGAGTTGTATTTAATCATATGGCAGTTGATGTAGCACCGAGTGAATACATTAAAGCGGATGACTTTGTAGCAACATACAAAATTGCTTTGCATCATGGAGCTGTAAATTCTGCAAAAACAGATATCGGATACCAAATTTCAAATGAACATGTAACTACAGAAATATTTAAAGGACATGATATCACACTTCTAGGAGATATACACAAACCAGCACAGTTTTTAAATGAAGAACGAACTATTGCATACCCAGGATCATTAATTCAACAAAATCATGGAGAAGCATTAGATCACGGAATGCTAGTTTGGGACTTAAAAACTAATAGTGCAGAATTTGTTGAAATACAAAATGATTACGGATATGTTACATTAGAAGTATCTGGAACTAGCATTACAAATGCGCCACATCGTATTCCAAATAAACCTCGTGTTAGAATTAAATTCAATGATACATCGGCTGCGGATATGAAAAAGCTAATTGCTACTATCCGAAAAAAATATGATGTACAGGATATTACAATTCAAAGAAGCACAACATCTGCAACCTCAAATACCACTGCTTCGTTTAGTATTGGAAACGTACGAGATGTTGAATATCAAAACACAATGATAACAGATTTTATTGCTGTTAATTTTCCACAAGCAACTACAGAAGAGTTAGACGCAATTCGATACATTAATCGCACAATAAATTCAAAACTGCCGGCTGTTGAATCAGTACGACACATGACTTGGCATCCTGTTAGATTTGAATTTGATAACATGTTTTCATACGGCGAAGGTAATGTTATTAGTTTTGAAAATCTTCAAGATGTATGTGGTTTATTCGCAGCAAACACATCTGGAAAATCATCTTTGCTAGATGCGATAACATATACTATATTCGATAAATGTAGCAAAACAGGTAAAGCATCTGAAGTATTGAACAATAAGAAATCTGTGTTTCGGGGTCATTTTGTTTTTGAATTAAATGGTGTTACATACAATATTGTACGTGAAGGAATTAAAGATAAAAAAGGACATGTTAAAGTTAATGTAGAATTTTATACAGATTCTGAAAACTTAAATGGTGACGAACGTAGTGATACGAATAAAAATATACGTAGATATTTAGGTACATATGATGATTTTATTTTAACTGCATTTTCACTTCAAGCAGACAACAATAATTTCATAGAAAAATCACAACGAGAACGAAAAGATTTACTTTCACAGTTTTTAGATATTACTGTTTTTGAACAACTTTATCAGTTAGCAAATGAAGAAATTAAAGAGACTGCTGGTAAACTTAAAGAATACAAGAAAACGGATTTTGCTGAAATTATAGTTCAAGCAGATTCAGTTATAATCAGTAACCAAGATAGTATTCGAGATTTAGAAATACAAGAAGATGAATTCCAGGAACAACGTAATACATTACAAAGTACTATTGTTTCTTTAATTGAAACAAAACTTCCAACCACATATGATGGTCCGGATATTACTGCTTTGGAAACACAAGAGTCTGAATTAACAGAACAAGTTGAAACATTGTTATCTGATATTGATACTGCATATTCAGGAATACAACTTATAAAAACAAACATCTCACAAGCAAAACAAAACATACGAAACAATTACAACGAAACCCAATTACTGCAACACGTAGAAACACTACAACAACTTCAAACAGAATTCACAGAGTTACGTGATGCAGTTAAAACTCAAAAAGGAGTGATCGATGCAAAAGAAGAAAAAATTAAACATCTCGAATCACATGAATATGATCCGTCATGCAAATACTGTACATCTAACGTTTTCGTGCAAGATGCAATGTCGGCACAAAATACAATTGATTCGGAGCGAGTCATATTAACGGAATTAATGCAAAAATACAATGTTAATCAAGAACAGTATACGGCATTAAAACCATATGAAACACAGTACAATGAATTAGAACGAATAAAAAATTTAATAACGGAATCACAAAACACGTTAAAAGTAAAAGAATTGCAATTAGAATTATTAGAAAGTGAATTGCAAACTCGTGAATCGGAATTAGAAACATGTTTAGAACGGCAAGAATTATTTCGTGCCAATGAATCTGCAATTAAACACAATAAAACAGTTGATAAAGAAATTGCAGAATGTAAAGAAAAGATAGATTCATGTACCGCAATGATCAAAGATATTACGGAAGCTATTCGTAAAAAACATGGAGCTATTGAAGTTGCTAAAACAAATAAATCTACTGCAATAACACAATTAGATTCATATCGTCGATTAGAAACAGAATATAAAGCGTATGAATACTATTTAGAGTCTGTTAAACGAGACGGTGTTCCATATGAACTGATTTCAAAAGCTATGCCTAAGATAGAAACCGAAATTAATAATGTGCTTAATCAAGTTGTTGATTTTAATATGGTGCTACAAAGTGACGGTAAAAACATTAATGGGTATATTATTTATGATGAAGATAATTTCTGGCCATTAGAATTAACATCTGGAATGGAAAGATTTATTTCATCTCTTGCAATTCGTATAGCACTTATCAATGTTTCAGCATTACCTCGTCCTAATTTTATTGCAATCGATGAAGGTTGGGGTAGTTTAGATGCTGAACATATTTCTGCAGTAGTTAATCTATTTGATTATTTTCGAACTAAGTTTGATTTTTCTATTATTATTAGTCATGTTGATTCAATGCGAGATATGGTTGATAATTTAATTGAGGTAAACAAGATAAACGGATTCAGCCAGATTTCACATGTATGATATTTATATTTAAAAGAATATCAGTGAATGAAACGCAAAGAAGCAGTTTATAAAGGTCTACAATTTACAGATGTTTGGTTTACCGACACTTCCTTAACTTCCCCAGATTATTTTCAAATCACTGAATTTCCTACAAGGTTAACTGCCGGTAAAAATTTATTTAAACTTCGGGGACATCCAACTAATTTACGTGTAGGTGGATATTTGAATATTGAGGTATTAGATTATAATGGAGATCCGGTTTATCATGAAATTGTAGATTACATTGATGAAGACAAATCTCGTGTAATTGCAATATACATATATGAAGAAACATCGCCCGGTGACTGTACTATAACATTATTAGCTGAAGCCGCAAATGTGCCAGAACAATGGCGCGGTCGACCAAATATTAAATGGATACGATCAGTACCAGTTAATCCTAATGTTTCAAATGTTTCTGAGATAATTTTTGAAAACGTGCCAGATCTAGTTGTTACTGAACAAATAGGTCCACACTTAGATAGAATATATTCTGCAGCTGGACAATTTCCAATATACACAACAGGTACTGTAAGATATTTTTTATATAACGGTCAACCAGCATTAGAATTAACCGGAGGATTATTCACTCCGGATATGTCTACAGGAACCGTTACCGTATCAGCGCCGACAAATCCTTTGCCTACACCGGTTTATACTCCTTCTACAACAACGTATGTATCTGCGGTTAAAAAGATACTAAGTCCAACATTGGCTTTATTAGACACGGAGTATACGGTTTATAGTAGCCAAAGTATATCCGCTCACACATATCGTACGTTTGATGATTCTGCATTCGCACTTTCATATGAAGCGACACCGCAATACGTACCTACAGAAAACTCCGAATCATTTGCTTTAATTGAAATTAAAAATTTAGATCCAGCAACCGGAGATGTATCACGTGTTAAAGTTTTTATGAACAATAAAGGCACTGTAGGAACATGGGAGTTAATTAATGATATTGAGTTAGATGAAACTGAAATATTCATAACTAGTACGGCATCTATAGAACCAGATCGTAGTATTGGTATTTTTACAACACAAAGTATAATTGAAACATATTGGGAAGGACATACGTATTTAGGGTTTACTGAAACTACCGCACCAACATTAACATATAATACCGCATCTTTGAATTCCGCAATGCAGATACAAAATGCAGTAGATATAACTGCAAAAAATGCAGTAACTGTTGCACAAATTAAATCTGGATCTGCTGGAGCATTTGTAGCACAGTCAGAATACAAAATAACATTAGACGCACTCGGAACCCGAATTGGAACACAAAATCCAAAACTTGCATTGTATTTATCCGGAAGTGCATTTAATTATGATACTACTGATTATTTTAATTCCGAATTACCAGTAAAACTAGGAAAGCGTGTTGGGGAAATTGAAGTAACTACCGATAATCAACGGTTTGACGATCGCGTATTTAGTTTTACTGCCGATAACACCGGCACTGCTGTTTTATTCGTAGTGGTAGAACAAGGAGAATGGCAAATAGCTGATATTCGAACTACGACTGATAATGATCCGGGTTACTCTCCTAACTTTACTAGAATACGCACATTAGTACCTACATCACATAAATCAGAAAATCAACTTTCATTTAAAGCTGAGTATTACAATGTCAATGGAGAAAAAAGCAAACAACAAAGTTATGTGTATGATAAAAATTGGGAAGGTGGTAACCGCTATATCGATGGTGATTATTCAATGCTTACCGGTTCTTTATACGTAGCAGATTCATTACAAACCGGAGTAGCAATCAGTGGTTATAAAAATACCGGGTATGTTAGATCCTTAGGATATGAAGGTTTTACAGCAGGATTTCCAGGATTTTTATTATGGTCTGGATCTGCATTATCCGGTTCATTAGGAACAAAAGGTGGAGTTCCATATAGTGGCGTAGGTTTAGAATTATTCGGAGATTCTAATAATTATTTTCGTTTTGCTACAGATCCATCTGAATTAGATGTGCATACTGAAACATTCTTTTTAGGTGATCCAAATTCTCAGTATATATCTGGTAGTAACGGCCAATTGGAAATTTCATCAAGTGGATTTTATTTAACTGCAGATGGCAATGTTACCGCATCATCATTTTTAGCTGTTAATGGAAATACAGTATTATTTGATTCAAATAATGAATATGCGGATGGACTGAATATAGGACGTATAATATATTACAGTCCAACGGAAATTTCGACAACTGCTGGAGTAATTAATAATGGTGAAATAAATGGAATTACATCTAGTATGTTTGAAACATTTTTATTACCAGGTGAAACTAGAATACAATTTTCGGTAATGTGTGAGATTGACAATACTGCTGGGGGAGTTACTAATCCTACACTTTTAATAAAACATTATATATCGACCGGAAGTTTATATGATAATTCAACAGTATCATCTACATATGGTATATATAATGATGAAATATCTATAGGTACAACAACATTTAGTAGCACACCAGCTGGAGTTTATAGTTCCGGTGTATTAAATGCAAATTTAGTTAGTACGCAAATTGAAGATCGCCAAGGAATGTATTGTAGAATAAGAAGTGTTATATATATCGGAACGGTATCAGGAGTACCTGCAACAACAATAAAACTTAAAAGTTTTGTATATCGATCGAGTCGAACAATTGGATCTTCTATAATACCACCATTGCAACCAATTCGTGAGTAATAATATTTATTAATAAAGAAATTTACATGGATAAAATAACAGTACTTTTTCCTGGAGGGTTTAAACCATTAACAGGTGCACATTTAGAATTAGCAAATCGGTATGCTGCAGATCCTAATGTAGATCGCGTAATACTACTTATTGGTCCAAAAGATCGAGATGGTATTACACGTGAAAAAACTATGGAGATGTTTAATTTACTAAATAGCAATTCGCAGATAGAAATACAACCTACCGAATTCAATTCTCCAATAACTGCTGCATATGAATATTTGTTTGCATTACCTGCAGATGCCACCGGTAAATATGCAATGGCGGCATCTACCAAAGGCGATGATTATGTTCGTACGAAATCATTTGTATCAGATGTAGATAAATATAAGATTACCGGAGATAGAAACGGTAGAAAAATACCACAAGGTATTGACGCAGTTGAATTAAACGTTAATGTAGATCCGTTAATGTATGCTGAAAATACGCCAATATCTGCCACAGCGGTTAGAAACTCAATTGCTAATCAGGATTACGAAATGTTTCGTGCTTCATATCCGCAATATAAAGATGCATTAGTTAAAAATGTTTGGCAACTACTTACTGGCATACAAGAAACAATATTTTCAAAAGAATGGTGGAAATCTCAAATAACAGAAGAAATAGATGATGTTATTGAAGCAATAATGATTAAACCAGAAACAGAGCGGCATCAACGTAAAATTAAAAAACTAAGAAATTATTTAGATTCACATCAAGGAGATTCATTTACATATGATTTTGATCAGTTTGGTAAAACTGTGTATGGTGCTAAACTTTTAGAAGGATTGCTTCGTGAGGGCGGTGCAGCAGGACATATGGCACATCCATGGGATGATCATGGATTAACATTTAATGATGTTCGTGAAATAGTAGCCCGGGCATTAGAAGGACGTTTAGATATTGAACAAGCTGTAACTGAAAAAACAGATGGACAAAATATTTTTGTTACATGGAAAGATGGTCAGCCTGGATTTGCTCGTAATAAAGGAACTATAATTAATCCGATGACTCCTATACAATTAGTTTCAGATTTTGAAAGAAAATATCAAGAGTCTGTAGAAAAGAATGGTGTTGCCGGAGCAGAAGGATATAAATTAATAGTAGATGCATATCGGGCCTGTGCTGAAGACTTAACAGAAGCATTAGGTAAAATACCAGCAGATAAATTACAACAAATATTTAAAAACGGACGAGTATTTGCAAACATGGAAATTATATATCCGTCGACAAAAAATGTTATTGCATATGATAAAGCACATTTACAATTTCATAATTTAGTTGAATATGATGAAAAAGGAAATGTTATTGAAACTGATTTAACTGGCGGTGCATTAATGCAATCAGTTATTCAGGATGCTAATGCACATATGCAAAAGACATTTTCATTTATTCCACCGCAGCAAATTAAAATGGGGCGTGTTTATGATTTTGAAGATCAACAAGCAGCATTTTTCAATGAAATTGATCAGTTAGAACGTAAATACAATTTAAAAGATACTGATCCAATTAGTGATTATCATAAAGCATGGTGGGCTGATGTTATACGAACTAAAGCAACGGAGCTGGGATATGAAATACCAGATAACGTATTAACACCATTAATTTATCGATGGGCATTTGATGATAAATCTACAAATATTGCAATGCTAAAAAAACAAATTGATAACGAAAGTTTTGCAAACTGGGTGACTGAATTTGATAAAAAGGATTTTAAAGCATACCGAAAACAAAATTTAGAACCATTTGAATCTATATTTTTGCGGTTAGGCGTATTGGTATTACAAAATGCATCTAATTTTTTAGCTGCAAATCCATCAAAAGCAGTACAAGAAATCCGTACAGATTTAGCTCAATTAATTCGAGAACTGCAGTCAAATCCAAATCCAGATATTTTATCAAAACTGCAACTCGAATTAAAACGTATAGAACGACTAGGAGGATTTGATTCAATTGTTCCAGCAGAAGGTATAGTATTCACATATCAAGGTAATACATATAAAATGACAGGAGCATTTGCTCCAGTAAATCAAATTTTAGGAGTGTTAAAATACGCACGCTGATATTTATTTATAAAATAGGAAAAACTGTAATGGCTGAAAAACATAAAAGCAAATACAAAGCACCAAAAGATTTAGAAAAATCTCAAAAACCAAAACTTCGTAAAGATCTTAAAGATTATACACATGATGATAAAAAAGGAGCATTAAATCCTAAATCTACAGGCGATGCACAACTCAATGTTTTGAGGAAGCGTGATAAAGAAATGGTTGATGATGGGAAACTATATGTTAAATATAATGAAGACGATCGTTTATATAAAGATATAGAAGACGGTGATTATGATCCTAAAATTGCAGCAAAACGACTTAAAAAACGACAAGATACCGAAGAAAAAGAAACTGCGGATGTGTTAAAAGATAAAATTGAAAATTTAACACGAGAAGGTAAAGAACGATTAGTACGAGAATATGTTCGTAGAAAAATCGTAAAAATTCTTAAAGAGGCAGAAGAAGAAAAAACAGAAGAACCAACAACTGAACCAACTGAAGCCGACCCATCTGCAACTGAAACTCCGACACCCGAGCCTAGTACTGCAACGCCAACAGCCGCACCAATAGAACCAGCTGCACCAACAACAGATCCATTTGCTGCAGCAATGCCAACTGATGCAGCAACACCGGGTACAGAAGCACCACCAGCAGCTGCCCCAGCACCAGATACATCAACAACTACACCAAGTACAGAAGCACCTGCTTCATCACAAGAACGTGTAATTAGCGATGCTGGTACTGAATTATCAAAGGAAGGTAATGTTGGAAAAATTAAACTATTAAATAACATGTTCGGTACTGCATTACAAGAAACCGATCCAGCTGATATGTTAACATTTTATAAATTTTTAAAAACATTTGCAATAAAAAAATTAAATAAAATAAGCACCGCAGCAAAAGTTTCATCAACCGAAACAGATCAAGAACAAGAATAAAAAACAAGTTATATGTCTAAAAAGTTACAAAACATTAAAGCTATTCAACAAATGTTGGATGGCACTCATAAGTTTCAAACCAAAAAAACAGTAGGTTTTAGTGATGCTGATTCTACAGCAAAACGAAACGAACGACATGAAGTTGGAGACGTATGGGAAGAAACAGATCCCATATCTGGAATTACATATGTAATTGAACAACGAGAAGGTTTTCGAATTAGAAAAACTAAAAATACTGATGTATTACAACAAGTACGTGATGAAATACGATCATTTCCTAATTGCCGTAAAGAAACATGTACATGTTCTGGCAAACATCCATTAGACTTAAAAATGAGAAGCGTGCACGGTATGTGTTTTGATTGTACAATTGAAATGGAACACGACTTAAAAAAGTCTGGTAAATATAGCGAATATGAACAAAACAAAATACGAGAAAATGCATTAGCATGGTTAAAGTCCGCAGAACGAGATGTTGAGTTATTAAGAGAAACATATACTACTGCAGCAAAATTTGTTTCTAACGGCGATGGTGCTACTGAAACATGGACAGCAAAAATGACACCAGAAGAATTCGATCAAACCATACAAGAACAGTTCAATAAATTCAAAGAAAACTTTTTAAAAAAATTAAACGGAGAAACAGAAGATGAAGAAAACTCTTAAAACAATTTATGCAGCAATTGCTGGTATAGTAACGGTTATTATTACATTTTTCTTAATTAAGAATAAAACATCAAACAAGAAAATTGATAAAACTGATAAACAAATTGCAGACAATAAAAGCACTGCAGATAACGCACAAGGCCATATTGAAGCAATTGAAGAACAAAAAGAAGAAGTTACGGATTCGATTAAAAATAGAGAACAGGTAATCGAAGACTTAAAACAAGATAAAGAAACAATACAACCAGAAACTACTACAGATATTAAAGAGGCTAAAGAAAACATCATTAATAAAACAAAAAGACGTGGACGTAAACCTAGGAAAAAATCATGAAACGGTTGTTAGTTATACTATTATTTCCAGTTATAACATGGTCACAAACTGATACATGTTTTACACCACAAGAAATACTTGATATATCATTTACATTAGATTCATTAACTGAATTAAACAATATTAATGACAAAATTATTCGAGAACAAGAATATGTTATTACAGATTTACGTCATTTACTCTATATAGATTCCGCAGAAATTAGTTATTATAAACGACAAATAGACGCATTAAATAAAAATATAGATTTATATATTCAGCGAGAAAAATACATCAAACCAAAATGGTATGATAACAAAACAATTTGGTTTGCAAGTGGAATTGTATCTACTATTTTAACTGCAAAATTGATTGTAGAAGTAGTAAAATAATATGTCTCAGCCCAACATAAAACAAATAATACAGCAACAGTACATGCAATGTGCTAAAGACCCTGTATTCTTTATGCGAAATTATTGTTATATACAGCATCCTAAACGGGGCAAAATTAAATTTAATTTATATCCATTTCAGGAAGATACTTTAACAGAGCTTCGAGATAATCGTTATAATGTTATTTTAAAGTCTCGTCAGTTAGGTATATCAACACTCTCTGCAGGATTTGCTTTATGGTGTATGCTATTTAAAGAAGATTTTAACGTGCTTGTTATTGCAACAACCCAAGAAGTAGCAAAAAACTTAGTTACAAAAGTACGGGTGATGCATGAAAATCTTCCAAGTTGGCTTAAAGGAAATGTTGAAGCGGACAATAAACTTTCACTTAAATTCAAAAACGGATCGCAAGTTAAAGCAGTATCATCAGCAACCACCGGGGCACGATCAGAAGCATTATCACTGCTTATTATAGATGAGGCTGCGTTTATTCGAAATATTGAAGAAATATGGATAGCATCCCAAGCAACACTATCAACAGGTGGTGGTGCTATCGTGTTATCTACTCCTAATGGGGTGGGTAACTGGTTTCATCAAACCTGGGCAGATGCAGAAGCAGATATAAATGGATTCCATACAATTAAATTGCATTGGACCGTCCACCCGGAACGTGATCAAGATTGGAGAGACCAACAAACTCAACTACTAGGAGAACGAGGTGCGGCACAAGAATGTGACTGTGACTTTATTAGTTCGGGACACACTGTTGTTGATGGTTCTATACTAATGGATTATGAAAGCCGGTGTGAAGAACCTATAGAACGACGAGGATATGATGGTGCATATTGGATATGGGAGTATCCAGATTATGCAAAAAATTATGTAGTCGTAGCTGACGTAGCTCGCGGTGACGGTGCGGACTGGAGTACGTTTCATGTTATTGAAGTAGAAACAATAACACAGGTTGCGGAATATAAAGGTAAAATTCCACCTAATGAATTTGGTAATATGCTCGTAACAGTTGCAACAGAATGGAATAATGCATTATTGGCAATAGAAAATGCAAATATAGGTTGGGCTGCAATTCAACCAGCATTAGATCGTAGCTATGCTAATTTGCATTATACATATAAAGATGACGGATATGTAGACGCAGAGGTTCAATTAAAAAAGAACTATGATATGCAAGATAAAACAAAAATGGTTCCAGGTGTATCTACTACATCTCGTACACGGCCTTTAATGATTTCTGCATTAGAAATGTATATGCGAGAACGTACTCCTAAAATTCGAAGCAAACGACTTATACAAGAACTATTTGTATTTGTTTGGCTTAATGGAAAAGCTCAAGCACAAAATGGATATAATGATGACCTTGTTATGTCTTTCTGTATTGGATTATGGTTGCGAGACACGGCACTTAGATTGCGACAACAAGGAATTGACTTAAACAAACGTGCATTATCACAATTTCAAAAATCTTCAGAAGTTATATATACAGGTAAAACCGGCCGAACTGATACCGGATGGAACTGGAATCCAGGCGATGGCGATCAAGATTTAACCTGGCTCATCCGCTAAAAAGTTACGCGGTTCTGTAACTAGTTATATTTATATTAAAAAAGAAATATGGCGTCATTAAGAAAACGTTTACAAAATCTATTTAGTACCAATGTCGTTGTACGAGCATACGGGAAAGATAGACTTCGCGTAGTAGATACAAATCGCTTACAAGGTGTTGGTAATTTAAATCAAACTAAAGTAGCAGACCGATATACACGCTTACATGGTGCAAATAAACATCGTGTTGGGGGGATGGGTGGATATGATTCTAATTATTATATGCATCAAAATCGTATGCAACTTTATGCAGATTACGAAATGATGGACCGGGATCCTATTATATCTTCTGCGTTAGATATATATTCAGATGAATCTACATTAGCTGATCAATTTGGCGATGTTTTAACTATTCGAGCTAACAATACTAAAGTACAAAAAATACTTTATAATCTATTTTATGATATTCTTAATATAGAATTTAATTTGTGGACGTGGATACGTAACATGACTAAATATGGCGATTTCTTTTTAAAAATGGATATTGCGGAAGGTATTGGTATTATTAACGTACGTCCGTTTTCTAGTTATGAAATTGAACGGTGGGAAGAATTTGACGAAGCTACTGGAGAATATGATATAAAATTTAAACATGTAGCAAATAATCAAGAAGGATATGACGTTTTTGAAATAGCACATTTTCGTATGCTGTCTGATTCTAACTTTTTACCGTACGGAAGATCTATGCTTGAAGGAGCTAGAAAAGAGTTTCAGAAACTAATGATGATGGAAGATGCAATGCTTATACATCGTATAATGCGAGCTCCGGAAAAACGTATTTTTAAAATAGATATTGGTAACATTCCTCCGAATGAAGTAGATAGTTTCATGGAGCAAATTATTAATAAAATGAAAAAAATTCCATATGTAGATCCTAAAACTGGAAATTATGATCTTAAATTTAACATTAATAACATGTTAGAAGATTACTATTTACCAGTACGAGGAGGCCAATCATCTACTGCTATTGATACACTGCCTGGAATGACATTTACGGGAATGGATGATATCGAATACATTAAAAATAAAATGATGGCTGCTTTAAAAATACCAAAGCCATTTTTAGGTTATGATGAAGGTGTTGAAGGTAAATCTACATTAGCATCTATGGATATCCGAT